ATAAATGATCGTGCTTGCTGCGTATTTGAGTCCAGAACCTCCCCCCATTTCTTTCGTTGGTACATAAGCTCCGATGACATCGTATGTATGATTCGTGACCAGGAGTGGAACATTTGCTTGACCTAATTTGAGTGTGAGCATTCGGAAAGCACCTTTGACGAGTTGTGATTTAGTCATATCACGAACTTGTTTATCATTCAGTGCATCAGTAATTTCCTTTTCAGTGGAAAGCATACCTAGAGAGTCTAGCACAAACATACAAGGTTTGCGTTCCTCCGCAGGTTTCTTAAGGTACAAATCTACTGCCTTTAATGCCTTGCCACGAAACTCTTCAATCGTGACAACATTCACAACTACCAGGCGAGAAGTATCAATACCACGAGATTCTACAAGTGATTTAGTGATAGCAGCCTCAGTGTCAAAGTAGAGGCAGTAACCATCGGGATTAGCATCAAGAAAGTTCTTAACCACTGCGAGAGAGAAGAAAGTCTTTCCAGTAGAAGACTCTCCAGCAATAGCAGTAATCTTATTCCCAGATACACCACCAAATATGCTACCTGAAACCAGTGCATTAAAAATGTATGAACCCGTATCAACATAAGTTTCTGTTTCGTCAATATCAGATGCTAGTTTGGTGTAGTCATCACCAATCTCTTTTACAATATCTTTAAGAAAGTCCATTACTTTTTTCCCCAATCAAGTAGTTAATTTTATAAGACCAAAGTTTAGCATAAATTTTACTATTAGTTTTTCTCAATATTTCAATTATTTCGTCTAATTCTTTTTCGGAAAGAGGTAGTTTCATCATCAAGAAAAAAATGATTCAAGGTTTGCAGTTTTTTCCACATTCCACCCAACGGCGTCGAGAATAATCCTAAGAGGTTCTAGAAATGCTTTCTCAAATTGTAAATCATAATCAATGTATTTGTCAAGATTCAATTCCTTAGGAAATTCTTGAATAAATGATATTACGTTTTCGTAAATAATATTCGGTTTTTTAAGATAAACAAATTTTATTTTTTCCCCATTCTGAATAAGAGAGTATTTGCCAGTCAACTTATGCTTCTTCACATAATGATTGAATAAAAGTGCTCCCCTAACGTGAATTGGAGTTCCCTTAATATAAATGTCAGAAGAGGAGGTATACTTACGAACATCTGATGCAGAGCGAGGGAACGCAACTTCCTCTGGAGGAAGAGTTTTGAATTTCATTCTACATTTATCAATGAAATCAATGACATCATCTTCACTACCACTCATCATTATTTTAAAGGTTTCCTTAAACATACTACGACATGGTGCAGGTGTAGAAGATTTGATTGCCTCAATACCTTTGATTTTCAGTTTAGGTTCTTCGTACCTAACACCTTCACTGTCCCATACACTCAGAATATATCGCTTCTTTGCAGTCCAGATACCACGTTCGGCAATACACTCGCGCTTCATAAACATCTTTTGATCGTATGCATTCACATACTCAGCCAATTCTTGGTAAGAACCTTCAATATACTTTTCAAGTTCCATCTGACAGATCTTATCAAGGAATGAAACAATGCCTTCAGTAGTTTTCGTTCTTCCTTCGAATATACGGTCAACCAAAGGACCCATATTAATGTAAAGAGAATCAGTATCTGAAGCAATAACATAATCTTCACCTTCCGTCTTTAATATTTTATTCAAATAAGAATTCATGGAATTCATAATCCATTGAATAGATACTTGCCCAGAAAGAGTGATTGCCTCAGCGTTCGCTAGTTTGAAATATCGGAAATACTGATTACCAATAGCACCATAGGCAGAGTTAAGTTGAATCTTACGCGCCATCTGAATGTTATTACAGCGGGCAATCTCTTTGACCAATTGTTTGTTTTTGGTCTTTTCATACTCTTGCTCGGCAGCAAGCATCTTCTTCTTAAAGATTACACGTTCATTATAGATTTTCTCCATCAACTCAGGAAGAAATCCACGAACATCCTTACGGAACATTGCACCATTAGCACAAACTGCATAATCTTTATACATCTCAAAGGTGAGATCCTTATTAAGGATTTTATCCACATTTACAGATGGATGCTTTTCATCCATGAGAGTTTCTGGAGAAATATTATACTGCATGATTAAGTGGGGATATAGTGAGTTCAAGTCAAAACTCACGACCCAATCATAAACCCCAGGAATTGGTTCTTTTACATAAGCGCCCGCGTATTTTTCTTCTTTTTCCGACCTGACTTTTGGTGGAATGACAATGTTTCTCTTTTTCAGGTAATTGTAGATAATAGTATCCCACATCCTAACCTGAGAAAACACATCAGCATAATTAACCTTAGCGTCATATGCCATCGTTAACGCAAGTTCAATCAACTTCATCTTGTCTTCCATTCGGTCAACAAGTTCCACGTCAACAATGTTATATTCAACAAACTTCTGCCATCCTTTAGTATAGAAATCCTTAAAGGTATCAAACTCAGAGTGGTCTAGTTTTTTCTGACCCAATTCAACTTCAGCAATGTAGTCTAGACGATAGGATTCCTGTGCTTTATAAGTAAACTTTTTATAAAGATTAAGATAATCAAGTTGAGTGATTCCACCTACATCATATGAAGTATGTTTGCGTCCAGAAATGTATATTTCACTTTCAGTCACAAGTCCCCAAGGAGACATGCGCTTCATGAGTTTCTCACCAAGCACTCGGTCAAGTCTCCGAACAAGATATGGAATATCGTATAGTTCAATGTTCCACCCAGTCACTACTTCAGGTGTATTCTCTTCAATCATCCACCAGTTGATGAAATCATTTAAAAGATCATATTCAGTAGAAAATGAACGGTAGATAACATTATCTTGTTTATTGTTAAATGGACCTAATCCCCAAGTGCGAATCTGTTTAGTTGCATAGTCTTGAATAGTAATCAGTAGAATTTCTTCTGATGCAGACTCCACATCGGGGAATCCATTTTCCGATGCAACCTCAATATCAAGAGTAGTTACTTTGATTTTATTGATATCAAATTTAATTTCATCTTCAGAATAAGTGTCTGAAATATACTGATAGATATATCCGGTATTTCCGTAGATTTTGAAATTTTCTACGTTCTCATATTTTTTAATAAACTCGCGACACTCTCTAACTGTACCAGGTTTAATTTCTTCTACTGGTTCTCCACTCAGAGTTTGATACTTTGTACTTTTATTTGTAGGAACAAAAAGAGTCGGGTAAAACTTCTCACGGGTCATAAAGTGCTTACCACCTTCATAACCACGAACCAAGAAGTGATCCCCGACCATTTGAACGTTTGTGTAAAATCGCAAACTCATTCTTTAATAAGATCCTCGTATTTTTCAAGTAGAGTGGGAGTTGGGTCGGCAAGAGTAAGAATCTTATCCGAACTCATCATAAATGTATCTTCTTTAGTGTATCCACAAAGAAATGGTTCTAATGTTTGGTCCTTCCTAATAACAAATGGTTTAATCAGTTTACAGTCAGGTTCTCCAATATCTGCCCCAACTTCTTCAATCCGACTGATCAGTATCTGGTTGTTTATTAGTGCTAGTATTTTCGTCAGTTTCTTTTCCATAATTAGTCACATCTCTTTCGTAAATTTCTTTAAGATCTTGAAATGGGGCAACAAAAGTCACTACCCAATCCATAGGAACCAACACATCTTCATCAGAAGAAAATGGAATCCAAGGAAATAAATTGATACTTAATCTTTTTTGGGTTGACTTACTCTTATCTAAAATGCTACGAGAAATAGGAACAACATCCTTAACTTCAACCACACAAGGTTTTGATAGGATATATCCAATCATCCTCTCATCTTTAATCATTTCACTGATATCGGAAATAACATACTCACCCGATCTCAATAGTGCTAAACGTACAGACATAGTAATCGCATACCTCCTTGGTATTATAGCAAGAAAAAAAGGAGGAGTCAACCTGGATTTTGCCAGGTGCTCCTCGGGCCGACGATATTCAAATATATTTATAGATAATCTTTCCTCTTATGATGGTCCGGAACAATTTTCTTTAAGTTGACAGAGAGGAGTCCGTCTTCAAAGGATACATCTGCGACTTCTGTGTCATCTGCCATTGTCCATGCTCTCTTGAAAGATCGTTGAGCCAG